CAAACAACTCGTAGTGGGTTTGCTAGCTCTGATGTCGATCTTACTGATACCTCTGAGTCATTCGGTCTTCCCGCTACTGCTGACCTTATGTTTGCTCTCATTAGTACAGAAGAATTGGAAGGACTAGGACAGATTATGGTTAAACAATTAAAGAATAGATATAACGATCCAACTTATAATCGAAGATTTGTTATTGGTGTTGATCGTACAAAGATGAGATTATATGACTGCGAACAATCTGCACAAGATGATGTGCTTGACAGTGGCCAAGATGAGGAGTATAATTATGATGACAAAACAACTAAAAAATTTGCAGAGTTTAAATTTTAATGACAAAGAAAGTTGATCTCTCCAAGTACGCTGTATTCGTGGATGGTGTCACATCCGATCCCAGTAAAGATTATCAATCTTTTATTGAGAGTCTTAGTGACCTTGACGGAAAGGGTGCCAATATTCAGCGGCTTCTTACTGCTGCTGTTGGTATTAGTGCTGAAGGTGGCGAGTTTATGGAGATCGTCAAGAAGATGGTTTTCCAAGGTAAGCCTTGGAACGATGACAATCGAAAACATCTTACTATTGAGTTGGGTGACGTTATGTGGTATGTAATGCAGGCATGTATGGCACTCGATATCCCACTTGAAGATGTGATTGTGGGAAATGTAGAAAAATTAAAGAAGAGATATCCAGGCGGAGAATTTAATGTTTATCAATCTGAAAATCGTAAAGAAGGAGACTTATGATTAATTTGCGTGATCAAATCTTAAAATCACAACTTAATTATTATCAAGGATTAATTTGTAAGCATCAACAGAATGTTGAAATCTACCTCAATCAACCTGTAGGTATTGGAGAACATTGTGATGTTATGGGTGCAATTGAAAATGAGTTAAGTGCCATTGGAAAATGTCATGAAAAGATTGAAGTTATAAATCATTATTTTTTAAATCGAGATCGAGGGTGACAGTTAATTTAGTGTCACCTTAGAGGTGACGCTAAATACTTTATATGTTAAAATTAAGGTATAACAGATAAAGTAATGCCAACTGTATCACCATACTATCAACAGAAAGGTGTTGCAAATCCATACTATGTAATGGATGCACCAACTCTTACCCAAAGTGCATCTGCTCTAAAAAGAGAGGGTGTAACGGTAAATCAAAATCAGTTATTGTTTAAGTCTGTTGAGGCAATAAGAGGTAAAACAATTATTAAATCATCAGGTAAATTTAAGTTTCAACTAGCAAGAAATAAAACAGAAGATTTACCTTTCGGTATTGAAGTAACTAAAAGACAGGTTAAAGGTCATCTTGGTATGATGTCCAGAAAAGACAGCACTGCCTCTTCAAATGTGAATGAATTTCTAACTGTCTATTTTTTAGTTAATGCGGCAATGACTCCAGAAGAATTGGAAAGTCATTCATACAAGATGGGAAATGCATCAACAGGTGTTTTAACTGGAGAAGGAAAGACTGTTACTTTTCAAGAATTAGGTGAGTTAATAGATAAAGATGAGACAGCGCCAAGAGATATAAAAATTGGTTTGAATAATGCAAAGGCAGTGAAGAATGATATAAAAGGAAAAGGAATTAAAAATTTATATTGGGTTCCCAGAGGGAAACCAACAGGCATTTCACCTAAGACTCCATCAGATGTAATTCTTGAATTTACTGATGGATTTTTTAGAGGATATTCAAATAAGATATCTGCTGGTAAAACAGACGAGACTCCAAAGTTTAATACAAACATCTATGCTTTTTATGGAAAACTAGGTGATGGAACTCAACAAGCAAACATTGGAAAGATTATAGATGAGTCATGGAATCAAGCATCTGGAACTGTAAGGGGTGAAACTGCACGAACTGCTATATCTTCTTTTGATATTTCTCAAGAAAAATTTAGTGAGACTGCATCCAGAGCTGCGTTTGCTGATTTAGCAAAAGCTTTTCAAACCGATAAGTTAAACTTCTATGGTGCAGATTTTTATTATCCATTTAGGAATACTTTAATAAAAAACTTTTCAAATTATTTGAGTAATCCTTTGAATATGGTATATTTTTTAAACACAATATATTTCTATACATACGATGATCCCACAAAAGCTTTTACTCCATGTCCATATAAACTTTTAGTTGGTAGAGAAACTGGTGCTAGTACGATTAAAGACGTAACTGATAATGAAAGTTTAAAAGAACTTTTATTTAATAAAAACCCTGCTAGATTGACAGCGATTAAAACAGTCTATGACGGACAATCACAGTCATTTTCAATAAATTTAAACTTCACAAATGGTGAATTAAAACAAGTAACAATTCCCATCACAATGAGAACAAGATCAGCTGGTGGTTGGTCTGGTAAATCACTTTTCATATCAACATCTGGTGTAAAAATTTCATGAAGAATACTCATCTTGAACATTTAGAAGATAACATCTTGAATGGTGGATCAGAAGGTGGAAGAGAAGCAGTTGCTTTTCTTCGATCTCTTGGAGATATGTTGGATCAAGGTGCAGCAGATGCTCGTGTAACTGTCAAGTGGGATGGAGCTCCTGCAATCATCTGTGGTGTCAATCCAGAGAACGGTAGATTTTTTGTTGGTACAAAATCTGTATTTAATAAAGTCAATCCAAAGATTGCATATTCTCAAGAAGATGTTGAGGGTATGTATCCGCCTGGGCAACTTGCAGAAAAACTGAAAGATGCATACAAATATCTCTCGACACTTTCAATACCGAATGTTGTGCAAGGAGATCTTTTATTTACAGATGACAAGTATGAGGCAAATATAGGTGGTGATACTTGTATTGCCTTTCAACCAAACACGATTGTATATGCAGTTCCCAAGGATAGTGATATTGGACAGAAGATAGATGAAGCAAAGTTTGGAATTGTATTTCATACTCAATATAGTGGAAGAACTTTAGACACAATGGTCGCAAGTTTTGGTGGTATTAATATTCAAGGTAACAGTAATGTATTTGTGACATCATCTGATTTTAGAAATGCATCAGGTGAAGCAAATATGACTCCTGCTGAGAAAACAACTTACATTAATCTTGTGAATAAGACAGAGGGATCTTTGAAACAAGCATCTCGTTTTCTTGATTTGATGAAAACAAACAATATGAATAAATTTACTTTGAATATCATGTTTAAGACTTTCTTTAACAGATATGTTCGTGAAGGTAAGAATCTAATTGCTGCTCGTGCAACTGCTGGTGACTTCGCAATGTATTTTTCAAATGCATTAGACAAAGAGATTGATTCTAAAAAGATGAAAACCACAAAAGATAAATACTTAGAGCTAAAGAATAAAGGTCTTAAATTTATTAATGACAATCAACAGTCAATATACATGACTGTTGCATCTTATATGAATTTACAGGCTGCGAAAAATTTTATGATTCGTAAATTGCAAAAGGTGAATACATTTGGAACTTTTTTAAGAACTTCAGATGGTTATCGTGTGACAGCACCCGAAGGATTTGTTGCAATCCGATCAGGTCGAGCTCTTAAATTGGTAGATCGTTTAGAGTTCAGTCGTGCAAACTTCACCGCAGATAAGAACTGGGAAAAAGGTAATCCCATGCCAACACCTCAAATATGAAAAGTTTTACAAGATTTATATACGAAGCAGTTTCCTCTCAGACAGTTGCCAATCCTAATCCAAAGGATGACAATGATGCTGATATGACGGTGGCTTTTGGTCGTTTCAATCCTCCCACAACTGGGCATGAAAGACTTTTTAGTAAGGTCAAACAGGTCGCTGGTAAAGGTAACTATGAAATATATCCATCAAGATCAAATGATCCAAAGAAGAATCCATTAGATCCAGATACAAAGATTGGATATATGCAACAGATGTTTCCACAACATGCGAAACATATCATGAACAATCCAAATGCAAGAACAATCTTTGATGCTTTGAAAGGTGCAAGTGAAAGGGGTGCAAAGTCTGTAAATATTGTGGTTGGTCAGGATCGTCAGAAAGAATTTGAGAATCTAGCAAACAAATATAATAATAAACTTTATAAGTTTGATCGTATCAATGTAATATCCGCTGGTGATCGTGATCCAGATGGAGATGGTATCAGTGCTATGTCTGCATCTAAGTTAAGAAAGGCTGCTGCAGATGATGATTATGATACTTTTAGAACTGGTATTCCACAGAGTATGAAAGATGATAATGCGAGAAAGTTGTACGATTCTCTCAGAAAGGGAATGAAAATTAAGAAACAACAGAATGAGATGTGGCAGATTGCTCC